TCCTTGCCCACTGTCCCTGTGATGATGAGAAGTTCCATTAGTATCTTTCCCCTTGCTGTAGCCGCTTCGTCACGGCCCTGATGCCATAGATGATTGTGGTGTGGTCGCGGTTTCCCATTATGCGACCGATTGTAGGATAGGATAAATCCGTTTCGTCTCGCAAGCGAAGGTATGCAATTTGCCGTGGCTTTACGATGTGGCGGGCCGTGTTTGGCCCGCGCAGATCGTTGACCGGAACGTCAAACTCCTTCGCCACCTCGCGCAGTATTTTTGACACTCGGTCCATTACGCAACCTCTGGCCATTTTTGCAGAACTTTGCCGAAACTATCTTCAAGTTCCACAGTGCCGCGTTTTGCGTCACGCGCTGCAAGCCGAAACTGACGCGCAGCCTCTGACGGGATGCCAGCGTAAATCCTGCGCGGCTCGTCAGTCTTGCGGCCCGACCAGCGGTAGACATAGTGACGGACATCGTTAACCATATCGAGCGTGTCCTGCACGTTGCCTGCCCGCATTTGACACCACTCTGGTGTATTTTCGGGATCGTCTATTTTTCGTGGATTGCTGCGATCCACATGACTACACACGCGACCCGATGGGCGGAAGTCGTTGAAGATGCACCAATGACAGTGCACTCGGCTGATTTCGTTTGTCTTAGGGTCTACGATGACTACGGGTCCAAATGAGCGGCTCATGCTGCTAGTCCTCTTTCCTTCAGTTGCGTTGATGTTACCAGACCGCGCTGCACCATTTCTGCGCACAGAGCGGGCGGGCAGGTTGCTGGCGAGACGTAACGCCCCGCCTTGATGCTTTCGGCCCAGAACGCTGCCCGATCTACGGATTGCGTTTGTGCGGGCTTCCAGCCTTCGTCTTCCCAGCGGCGTTGCGCCAGATAGGTTGACGGATGCGGCATTGAAGCGGTCGGATAGGTCTTGCGAAACCAGTCATACCAAGCGGTCACGTTCTCATGCGCCGCTTCGCGCTGTGCTGGCGTCAGCTTGTCCCAAGCCTTGCGAGATTGTGCTTTCGCCACCTTGTTCGGGACACGATCCCAAAATCCAGCGAAATTTCGTTGCGTTGATTTTGTCGCTTGCGTGTCCGGCAACGGCTGGCCGCAAGTCGGGCATGCACATGTGAAAAAGTCGTTCATCCTAGCCTTCCCCTGCTATTCAGTGTTGTCATCTGTTCCACAGTTTAATCACAGCCGCAATTCACTTTTTTGTTTCAACATCAGAGCATTAGGCAATAGCCGACACCCGCTACCTTCCCCCGATATACAGGGAAGGCCCAGACACCTACCGCTTCGTATCCACTCGGTGCCCTTTATCGTGGGCCAGACGCCTTCCCGCAGGCTATTCTCCTGCCCCATCCTTAGATGGTCCCCGATCCCAGCGAAATTTCGTCGGGTCGGTGGGTTTGCCGGAAATGATTTCCGGTGCCGAGTATCTGACAGGGCCAGTCTGGACCGCTACCTGTCGGGCCGGGTAAGTTCCCCGAAGCGCAGGACACCTATTAGGGTCGTGTCCGAAACCGCACCGCCTTGCTTGTAGGCGTCAAACGCAGGGGAATATTTTGTTGCAGCACGAACGCCGAAACGCTATATCTGCACTTGCAGGCCGCATCTTCCCCAAGACGCGTGTGGCCTGCTAGGCGGCGTTGAGACCTGCTAGTCTCCGCCGCCGCTTTTCTTTCTTACTCTATCTTGCCGATGATTGCAATCGCTCCAATCGCCGTCAATGCGGCTTCCGGGCTGTTCACAACCACGCGATGACCGCGCCAGTCTCGGTGCCATTCTTCTTGCTGCGGCGTCAGCTTCTGCGCGCTGGGCGGCTTGCTGCCGTCCTTCACCTCAAGCAGCATATTCAAGCCCTTATACCCTACCAATAGATCGGGACAGCCCTCACCGACAGCATGTAGTAGCTGGACACTAGCGCCTGCGGCGCGAAGGGCTGCAACCACTTCGCGTTGATTGGCGTCAACTTTGGCTGCGCGCCTCAAGCAAACACCTCGCGCTCGGCCTGCATCAGTCGATGATTGGCGTCATACACCCGGCGTTGCGCTCGGTTGATTGCCTGCGTGTCGCCCCTACGCTTGACGCGCTCTAGGGCTTCAATGGCGTTCTGGCGCTCCTGTGTGGCCCGGAGCATGACAACGTGCTTTGCGATGATGTCGTTCATTCTTTTTCCCAACTTGGCTTTTCAATATCCATCCAGCCACCGGCGTCTTCTGGTGTGATTGCGCTGTCACCTACACCGTCAGCAACGACCCAAGCTGGTCCGCAATCTTGATCTTTGTAACCGTGCCAAGGTTCAAAATACGCGCAGACTGGGCTTTGCGTAGCACGATCCCATATTAAAACAATCGGTCCCCAAGGCTTTCCGTATGGGTTCAACGGCGCTGTTTCCATTGGTTGCCAATCTTCGCTTTTCATTTCTTCCTCTCCATTTGTGCCTTGAGGCGTTCTTTCAGTTCAAAAATCTGCGGCTCGCGCTGATACGCTACAGCGATGGTCGCCCAGACTGCAGCCAGTTCTGACAGGTTCCGCGCTGCGTTAAGGCGATCTGCGATAAACCTGCGGCCAGCTTCGGTCGTCATAGCCTGCCAGCCTTTGCGGCTTCGCTCAGACGATACCAGCCCAGACGCATCATAACGTGGCCCTCGTCGTCCAGCTTGTGCAGCGCCTGTTGCACCGAATGTTCATTGACGCCCAGCACCTCTGCAATGTCAGCCACGTCTGTCCCGCCGACGATGCCGAGGTAGGTCAGAATTTCACGATCCAACTCAGAAAGGCGGCTCGTCTTGGTCATGCGTCGGCCTCCAAGGTATGTCGTCTGCGATACCCAGCGTATCAAAAAATTGCTCTAGTGAATATGGAAGGGCGGCGGCAAGGCTAACCGAGGGGATCAGCCCTGCCGCCTCCGCGCGCAGATATGGGGAGGACACATCGCGCTGCGGGTTCTGTTTCATCATATGCCCCAAATTAAATAGCCGAGAACAATGCCGATCAGCATCGACGCAAACAGCATCAGCACAAGGCCGACGCCGACCCGCAGCATCCCGCGCCATACGCGGTCGTTTTCGACTTCCCATTGGTCCATATCGCCGGGTCTCATTGATCTGCCCCCAAACCCTTGAAGGTAAAAAAGTGGCGGGGCAAATCCTGCCCAACCAATTCGCATAGGCCCGCATACCACGACGCGGGGATGCGTTCTTCGGTGCGGGCGCGGTCAACACGGCGCAAGGCAACACCCAATTTCTGAGCGATTGCGTCGCGGCCTATGTTGTCGATGACGTCTCGTGCGTTTTTCATGCCGTCATCATGCCCGCGCATTTTTTGCGCGTCAAGCGCGTTTTTCGCTTGCGCGGTTTTTGCGCATAGCATAGGATGTATCCATCGCAACGGGCAACGCCCTCAACAGGATACGAACATGACAAACGAACAATATTGGGTTTACTTTCGCGGGCAGCGCTGCAACCCATACAACGCACAAGCTGACATGCCTTTCAGCGACATTTACGCAGCGCGCCGCGCAGCAGATTATCTGTGCGACGGATACCCGAAAGAACGCCACATCTATGTGGTGCAGGAAACCGCCAATGGTCTGGTCAACGTTGGATTGTGCGGCTGGAACCGCAAGCCTTTCATCAATGAGGCAGCAGCATGAGCCGCCAACAACTTATCAGCGGCCTGCTTGATATGATGGCGCGCAATATGGCCGAGGACATCATCAAGCATAATCTGACGGAACGCGAAGTTTACAGCATCGCCGCAAACCTTGCTGGGGAAGCAATCCAACACGCAGTAAAGCTAACGGAAGAACAGGAAGCCTACCAATGACCAAATTCACGCTTGACGACATTCTGGGCGGGCTCTGCATCGCCGCTATGGTCTTTGGCCTGCCTTGGGTGCTGGCCATATTGAAAGCGGTTGTCGAGTGACAACCAAACAGCTTGACGCCATCCGCACGCTGGCCGTGCAACTGCTCATCGCCCACGCGGCACAACACAAGGAACGGAACCAATGACTGAACACAAAAACATCTACAGCGCGCTGTGCGCCGCACAGGCTGAGTTTGGCAAGGTCCAAAAGGGAAGCACAAACCCAGCGTTCAAGTCGCGCTACGCCGATCTGGCAGACGTTGCCAATGTTGTCATTCCGACGCTCTCGGCTCACGGGGTCGCGGTTCTGCACTACATGACAGGCGAAGGCGACCAGATGGCAATGCGCACCGAGTTTGTCCACGCTGCCAGCGAAAGCCGAGTGTCTTGCGATGTGCCGCTGATCGTTGACCGCAACAACATGCAAGCGATGAAATCGGCTACGACGTATGCAAAGAGAATAGGACTGGAAAGCCTTTCTGGCGTAGCACCGGAGTCAGACGATGATGGAAACGCAGCCGCCGCCGCACCGCCAAAGCCGCAGCCCAAGCCGCCAGCTAAAATCAGCGCAGAACAGTGGAAGGAAATCAACGACCTGATTGAGCGCACCGCCAGCGACGAGGCCAAGCTGTGCGCATACTGGAAGGTCGCGGAACTGCACGATTTGACCGCGCAGCAGGCCGACCAGACGATTGCAATGCTCACCAAAAAGCTGGGGGCCGAGTGATGGAGCAACGCACCGAAGAATGGTTCGAAGCGCGGATGGGATGCGTCACAGCATCCCGCACCGCAGAAGTCATAGCAAAAACCAAAAGCGGCTACGCAGCATCCCGCGCCAACTATATGGCAGAGTTGATCTGCGAGCGGCTGACAGGCGAGCGGCAGGGGGGCTTTTCCTCTGCCGCAATGCAATTCGGAACCCAAACAGAACCGCAAGCGCGTATGGCCTACGAAATCATGACCGGCGCGACAGTGGTGGAAACAGGCTTTGTGCCGCATCCCGAAATCGCGGGTTTCGGCGCATCGCCTGACGGGCTGATCGGTGACGATGGTCTGATCGAAATCAAATGCCCCAATACCGCCACGCACATCGAAACGCTTCTAAGCGACAAGGTGCCGGGGAAATACATCACGCAGATGCACGTTCAGATGCTCTGCACCGGGCGCAAGTGGTGCGACTTTGTTAGCTTTGACCCGCGCCTGCCCGTGGATATGCAGATGTTCGTGCGCCGCGTAGAGTTTGACGAGAATTTGGCGAAGACCATCGTTGAGGAAGTGCAGAAATTCATTGCAGAAATGGAAACCAAGATTGAACAACTGAAAGCGAGAACCGCATGACCGACCACTACCAAATCACCGCAGAGCATCTTCGCAGCTTCATTGAGCGCTACGAGCGCCTAGAGGCTGAAAAGCAGGACATTGCCGATCAGCAGAAAGATGTGCTGGCCGAGGCCAAAGGCTGCGGCTACGACACCGCCATCCTGCGTGAAATTATCAAACTGCGTAAGATGCCGCCACATGAGCGCGCAGAGAAAGAGGCCATCCTTGAAATGTATCTCACTGCGCTGGGGATGGACTAGTGGCGCAGACTGTCATTCTCCGGGGTGACGCACAACGGGCGCTGGCGTGTGACCTCATACGCCGCGCACCGTTAGATGCGGTCGTGACGGTCAAGGAAGCCACGCGCAATGCCGATCAGAACGCGAAGTTCTGGGCGATGCTGTCCGATATTTCGCGCGCCAAGCCCGAAGGTCGAGCGCATACGCCAGAGGTGTGGAAGGCGTTAATGATGCACGCCTGCGGCCACGCCACGCGCTTTGAGAACGGATTGAACGGCGAGCCATTTCCGGTCGGGTTTCATAGCAGCAAATTATCGGTGCGCCAGTTTGCCGATCTGATTACAGTTGCGCAGGAATACGGCGACAGACACGGCGTGGTGTGGTCAGAGCCACATCCAGATGACAGATGACCCGACCAGTCTATGAGCGGCAACACGACCGCGAGCGAGAAGCAGCAGTTGCCCGGCAAATCGCCCATAAGTGGGAAGCAAAATGCTTGATGATGCCAAAGTTTTCCGCAGCCGACATGCTGATACTTGACCACAACGACAAGCCGAAATGCTGGGCAGAGATAAAGAGCCGCAACATCAATTTCGGGCAGTTTGAACACATGCACATTGCGTCAGATAAAGTTGAGCGGCTGCAAGACTTGATGCGCCTGACGAAGTTGAAGGCCATCATCATCGCCAACTTAAAAGATGGGATGTTCTGGCATCATTGCCCTGAGACCAAAGACGAAATCGTGCGAGAAATGGGCGGCAGGACTGACCGCAATGACCCGGCAGACATTCACGAAATGGCGTGCTTGTATTGGCATAACTTCAAGAGGTTCAAATGAAACGCACGCCGCTTCGAAAGGTTAGCGCCAAGAAAAGCGCTCACAAGGCCGCAGAGAAGGCCGCAACGCTCCTGCGGCAAAATGCAAAAGGAAAGCCTTGCGCGCTTCGTTTAGACGGATGCAGGGGCGATCCCGCTTACACTGTGCTTGCACATCTGCGGCGAAACGGATGGGGCGGTATCGGATTAAAACCTCATGACGTTCTTGCTGTTTTTGCCTGCGATCAGTGCCACGACAAGCAAGAGCGTTACCATTCTGATTGCACCGATACTGACTTGTTGCGAGCGCTTGGCGAAACGCTTTTAACGCAAATTGCGGATGGCTTTATAGTCGTTGCAGTAGAGCGTCACGGGCCAGATTTTGAATTGCTGCCGAAGGTGGCGCAGATGCTAGGAGAGACAGATGGCGAAATGGTCTGATGAAAAAATGGCCGATCTGACGCGCAAGCTGGCCGATACCGCAATTGATTATAAAAAGCGATGTGAGGAATTAGAGGCAAGGCTATCTGATCCAGCAAGCGCCATTTGGGCTGAGTGGAAAGACAAATGGCACGGCGAAAAAAAGTTCGCATTGCGAGAAGTGGTGAAATATTTGCGGGGTGAAAAGGATGTCTAGTTGGCGATACCAGATCATGCAGCACACGGCAGATGACGGCGAAACCTATCTGGCCGTGCATGAGTTCTACACCTTACACGATGGCAAAGAGGGCTTCACAGAACGCCCGGTGCCCATTGAGGCCGACAGCGTAAAAGACCTGCGTATGGCTCTGCTAGACATTCTGCGCGACCTAGAGCGCCACGGCGTCAGAGATGCCAAGACAGGTGCGCCGATCTAACTGCGCTGCGAAGCAATCTCTCCAGCAAGCGCCGCATATCCCGCTACGTCAATGGGATTGTCAACGTGCTGTGGGCTGTTCTTGAACCGCACGGCTTTTAGCAGCACCATCATCATGCACACATCTTCTGGGCCAACCGGGTGTTCAAGGTAGATGCTCCACATCGCCGCGATGTCGGCAAACGAGTCCTCTGCACCACCGTGCGTTTTTGCCCGATCTTGCGTGATATAGAGGTGGGCGGTCTCAAGTATTTCTGAGCGGGTCATGCGTTTACCTTTACGCGGGATATTTCCCCACGGTTACGATCAAATGTGATTGCCTGCAACTGTGCGCGCGCGCTGTAGCCATTAGCAAAAGAATACGCATCGCGCGGTGTAACTGCGCGCAATTGTTCCCACTGCACGCCGCCAATATCCTGCGACCTGTGATGGTGCAAATGCCCGGTAAATAGGAAGCGGTGCTTTGTGCGGCCCCACATTTCTGCATACTGATCGGCCAAGAAATGCACCATCCGATCCGCCTTGGCCTTGTCGCCGTGATGCGCGGCCAGCAGCACCTTGCCAAATTCGTAAACGAAAAACTCGCCCGGTGCTTTTTGGACGCTGACGCGCTCGTTGTCCTTAAACCGCTCGGCCAGCGCGAACATGATTGCCATATAGCTGTTGATGTTGTGATTGCCGGGAAGGATGCGCACGATGACGCGCTGATGCTTTGCAAGGGCCAATTCGGTGCATATCGCCATCGCTTGAATGGTGGCGTCAAGCGTGCGGAAGTGCCGAGTATCAACGTCAAGAACGTTCTTGCTGCGCGGCGTCTGATTGCTGTTGTCGTCTGCGTGCGTCAGATCACCCACATCTAGCACGATGGCCGTATGCGATGCTGGTGAGGCCGCTACGCATTGGCCGACCCACGACACAAGCCGCTCGGTCGCCATATCGGTGTCATATGCCTCGCCCACCTCTTTCGCCCACGCGCGCATCCCAACATGCACATCAGCGATAGGATAGAGCGTGCATAGATCGGCATCTGTGTAGGCAGGTGCTGGCACCTCTGGCAGTGCGTCTATGCCGGCCAGCGCCTCTTTCACGCGCTCCGCAGTAATCTCAGGGTCTTCTAGAGCGGGTCGCAGCATCACCGAATAACCGGGACTGTCTGCGGTCGGTTGCGTTTTGATCCACGCAATAGAAGGCACCATATCAGTGCCGATGGCGTCCATTGCGCCCTGCATCGCTGGATCACGCCTTCTGTCAATCTGCAAAGACGCCGAGACGGTTCTCGGATGCACGCCTAATTCCCGCGCAACTCCCTTAATTGTGCCAATCCGGTCATACGCCTCTTTGTAGACGGCGTAGCCAAAGCCTTTTGTTGCTGCCATTATAGCCTCTCTGGATCAGTCCATCCCGCCCCGGACAGGATAATGCAGGCGATGCCATTGCCTTCCACAGCAATAAAAGCAAACTCGCCCTGCGGTGAAATCCAAACTTCGATGGCAGTCAAAGTTCCGTCTCGCATAGGAATATGGCCCGTGCCCTCAAGTCTTACGCCATTCTCCTGCATCACTCGGCGCAGTGGCTCATAGGCTACACAGGAAGCCTGCGCGCTGACGATACTCGGCGTGCCAGCCATCATTGCGGCCAACATCGACCCGGTTATGAGCGCGCGCAGTTCCATCAGCCCGGCCTAAATATTTGTGCGCAAGTCATTCAATAACCTCCGATATTATCGCCGCCTTGAATATCTCAACCAACAGTAGAATTTCGGCAACCTCAATATTCAAGCTAGAACGACCGCTAAACGCGCCGTCCTTGTTCCAGCCCATCACAACCACGCTATCGTATTGCCCGATGGCTTGACGCAGCACCTCGTCTGGATCGGCTGCGGGATATAGTTTAACAACATCAGACATTTGCTTTCCAATAATTTCTCGGCATACGATTTGCAGCTTGTTCCATCACCGTCGCCCACCGCACATTTCCGGGTTCATAATGTCCAAGCGGGTCAATCCGATCAACGGAACAACCATTTGGACGCGGGCCCAGTTCATCAAAGAACTGTTCAAAGCTTTCAAAGCGAAACTCAACGGCTTCATATGCTGGATGATGCTTTGCGCCCTCTTTGCATCTGCGTTTTGCACGTTCAAAGCTTTTGTATGCGGGCAATTTAAGTGGATCGTTTTTGACTCCAGTTCCTTTGAGTGGATGCGACTTGTTTTCAAATCGTGTTTGATTTCTGCAAGGCTTGCAGAAAAGTTGTTTGCCTTGTCGCTCTGCTTTGCGGACAACATCACCACGCGCCAACCTCGACTGGTTGCATCTTGGGCATGTCGTTTGGACATGATGATTGAAATTTGGCATAAGCATCTCCTGTTGATAACAAGAGCATGATTGCACCAATTGGTCCTATTGTCCACTTCACTTGGTCGCTCCAGAAGGCCGCAGACATTTTGCCCTTGGCGATATTCTTTGCGTGCCTAGCTTTGAACGATGCGCGGCGCTTTTTGTCGGCTTCGCTTTCGTTTTTGCGCGCTGGCGATCCGCTCACGCCCTGCTGCCCAAAGCGAATGGTTTTCACCTTGTCGCCCTCTTTTGCGACAACAACATGACTTTTCGTCGGATGGTTTGGCGTCCGTTTCGGCTTATTATAGCCGCTCACACCAGCACGGGTCAGGCGCGGGTCTTTAGCCATCACTTTTTCTTCTTTGCTGTCTTGGCCGACTCACGAAAGGCGGCAGCAGTCGGCGCGCCTTTGGTGCCGGGTTTGCGCATCTTTTCGCCAGAACCCTCTTTAATGCGGCGGCGTTTTGCAGCGATGTTGGCATAAAGTCCGGGTCTTTTAGCCATTCAACCAACTCCAGATTTTGCGGGTTTCTTTTATGCGATGATCCAGCCCAATAAAGCCGCCATTCACTAGCTTTGTGATCTGCTTAATGGTGTCGTCATTGACGCCCTTATCGGCAATCGAAAACAGCCCGTTTCTCTCAAAGAACCAAAGCGCCGTTTCAAACGCATAATCGGTTTCAACAAGCGACGGGTCTTGCATGATTTCAGGAATACGCATGTCGGCAGCGAAGGCTTTGTAATTGTCCTTGCCGGTCAACTGCAAAAAGCCGCGCCCAATGTAGATGTGGCCCTCGCCATCGCCATTGCCCATCCGATTGGAATAGACCTTATCGGCCAGCGCCTTTGGATTGCGAGCGAAGGGCTGCGCCTCTGCAATGCTTTTGAAGCGAGACGGCCAGACGCGAACCATCGTTTCCGCCGAGTAATTCAGATTTTCACGAACCAATTTGAAGCCGCCGCTTTCGTGGCTCGCTTGACCGAGAAGATGCGCACCGCGCTTGTCAGACAGCTTGTAGTGCTTGCAGATTGCACGCGCCGTATTCGGACCAAAGGCACCATCGGCATCAACGCCAATCTTGGCCTGTAGCTTCTTCATCGCATCGCTCATGTCTTTCTCCTAAACGGTGCCATCAACGCACGCCCGATGGCTTCCCCCATCTGTGTCGGCGTCGGCAGCAGCCAACCAATCAACGCAACCAGCAGAACCCACGGCGGTATGTCTTGGTTGTTCACGGTCAATGTCTCGACCTGC